TGAGCCTCTTGAGCTGCTTTTGCGGCGGCGGCTTGTTGTTCTCCTTGCTGCTTAATCATAGCAAGCATTGCGGTGTTATCTTCTGGTGCTGGTGATGGTGCGCTTCCTCCCATAGTAGTAGTGTGTTAGTTATTAGGTTTTTAGTATTGGTTAAATTTGAATGCAGTTGGATATTCAGTATCCATAAAATTACTCAAACTTGGATCTGCCATGTATTTCTTAATAGAAGCTACTTGTGGGGTATTGGACATATCTGCAACAGGGCCAGTTTTCCCTGCGCTGGCAGCTTGCGATGTTGCGTCTTTTCCCAATCCTCCAGCACCTCCGTATGCTGCTGTAACGCCTCCTGCAAGATTACTAACTCCTTGAGCAATCCCATTCCAAAGAGCTTCAGGATGGCTGCTTTGAATATCCCATTTTTGTTGTGGGGCAAATTGTATAGAAGACTCCTGTCCTTTGCCCATTTGCAAAGGTGTAATAGAATTTGTATCAGGTGCGCCGCCCATAACTTTGGAATCTATGTTTTTTATTTAATTATGGCAACATTATTTAGATCGCTTTTTTTCAATGTCCCAAGTTCCATTTGACCACATTTGAATCTGATCACTTCTAAAATGTCTAATGTCTCCTCCTTTTCGTAGGACTACGGTATAAATATCATTCCCCCAAGTTCCTCCAGATTGCATATAAAACAAGTACCCGTCACCTAAAGGTGTAACTACTTCTATTGGGGTTTTGAACTCATGTATCATTATTTACTCCATATTGGTTTGAAACCAAGATCATCAAACACCATGTCTTCATAAGGTGCTTTATCGGACATATTGGAGATTGTTGCCTTTAGCTTTGGACAATATGCAAATTTATCGCCATGCCTATCAATGCAATTTAAGCAGGTTGGGATGTAATCGGCATTTTTTGACTTATCTTTCTTGTGATCCCACTTTCCATTTATTTTTTCGTATCTATCCTGATCCGGCATTAATCCATTTTCTTCAAGATACTGATAAATGTCATCATCTGTCCAATCTTTCATCAAGTATAAGCTGATTGGAGATCCTTCAGCATACCTAATATCCATAGACAATGGAACATGGCCTTTTATCGGGTCTGTATCGCAGTACTTTGTTCCAATATAAACAGAAGTCCAAGGCCAATTGAATGAGCCTGTCGGACGCGCAAGGAAATCAATACCACAAAGGAACTTTTCGTCTCCAATTGGCCTTTCTGTTCCAAGTGATAGTACAATAGCTTTGCTTCCCCATTGAAAATACTTGAGTAAATCAAACCGCATCTCTCCTGTGTTAACATCAGGGCCATCGGCTAGTGCAACCTTGCTAGGAGGATAATCGTATACCTCAAGATCCCATCTCTTGATCAGCTTGTCGCTGTATTCATATCTTTCCCTAAAATTAGGCTCCCTAAATTGTATGACAGGAAGATCAATATCACATTGGAACCTTAAAAAATGAAGCAACGCAGTTGAATCTTTTCCTCCGCTCCAAAGGATTACTGATTTTGGCCACCGCTTGTTCCACTCTTTTGCTTTTTCTTTAGTTTTATTTATTAATATATTATTCATCACTCTAAATAATAATAGCCGCTCCCAAAGCAGCACCACCTGCCGCAGCACCAGATCCCATCATTGAATTTTTGCTTGCTTGGTTTTGAGCCGATGCACTCATCATTGCTTGCTGATAATTCTGCCAATCTTGTTGTTCTTTATTAACCGCTTGAGAAGTGGTTCCCATCATCTGGTTAATCCAATCAGTAGTTGACTGGAGATTTCCCTGCGCTGTTTGATAGCCGCCTTTACGGGCTGCATTGCGTTGTGCCAAAGCATTTGCCTGTGCTTGTTGAGATGCGGCAACGGCGGCTGCCGGATCAATTCCAGCAACAGGAGCAGCTCCAATAGCTTGTGCGGCCTGTGCCAGATTCTGCGCCCTTAAAGCCTGTGCTTGTTGGGTTGCTTGATCAAAAAATCCAGACTTTCCAATCGTGCTATCTTGCAATCCAGTACCTAGATAATTCTGTAAGCCTTGAGTTTTAGTCCATTGACCTAATTCATTCTGCCAAGAAAATGGATTAACTTGATTTGCAGTAGTTCCATCCATAATTAGAGTCCTGCGCTTTTACCCCATTGTTGCATCGTATTCTGCCAGTATTGAGGAGCAAGTCCGGCGGAAGATTGCTGTTGAATCTGCTCACGGGCAGCAGCTCCGGCAGGATTAGTCATCTTCTCTAGTTCTTTGCTCTTGTACGCATTAATAGCAGCTTGCTGGCTTGCTTGATTCAGCGCACCTTGCGGCCCATAAATATCAGTAACTTGTGACTCAATTGGTTGAGAAGATCGAGCAATATCAAGTGCGTTCTGCCTAGCTAGTGCCTGTTGACCCGCTTGCTGTTGCAGGCCAAGCATTGCAACATCAAGCGTGTGATCAGGTGGTGGAGGTGTAGGTACTGAGCCGCCCATAATTAAGCAGGAGAATATACTTCTCTTTTTAACCTGACAAGCCCTAACTTATTCATTGTTTCCTCTGGGAAGTTCATACGATGCGTATCCGTTTCTAATGGTACTCCAATATAACTAACCCTTCCAGAAAGCTGTGTGTGGGTTCTCCAATCATTCATAACTTGAATTACATCCCTTGGCCTTGTTAATGCCGGATGGAAGGCTGGATAAATGGTTGGAATATGGACGTGATCGCTGTATCCAAAGCAAATATCATCCCGATAGTGTGCGTAAACATTAATATTGGGATTTGCAATTATTTCATGATCAAATGACTTAGCAAATGTCTGTAGTTGTTGAAACTCTTGTGTATTTGGTGCGATGTATTTGTAATTAATGGATGAACGCATAGATTATGTTCCTATAGCGACATTTACCCCATTGGCAAGCAATGATTGGTTAGTATTTGCTTGTTGCGAGATAATTTGTTGCCGGACAGATGAATTCCCACACACAACGCATGGTAAGCAGTCGCCGCTAGTGTTGGAATCAATTGGAATGCTGGAATAAAGAGGAATAACGCCATCATTTCCAAACGGAGACATATACAGGTTTGGAAAGTCTGTTACAGGAGTAGCGGCTTGGGAAATAGTAGGCATATTAACAGGAAGATGCGTATTGTGTAGCTGCTGCTGTGGCTTGTTGCGAGGCTAGTGTGGCGGCTTGTGTGTTTGCATCGATTTGAGACACATAACTCGTAAAGGATGCCGTAGCAGTAGCAGAAACCTTGGTTGCGGAGTTGGCACAGGTTAGCGTAACGGTCTGCGTCTGTTGGCTAAACCATGAATTAATTGCATTTCCTTGGGATTCTTGTGGAGCCGGAGCAAGATTGACAGAGATTGTAGAACCATTCTCACCAACAACACACCCTTGCGTCTCGTTAGTGTTTGGATTTCCAACAGATTGCTCTGTCCAAGGATCTTGGTACATCCTGATGACTTCAACACCCATTGCGCCACACCATTCGACTAGGAAGCTGAATGCCTTGTCCACATCTAGCGTGTATTGTGATTCACAAGATATATCACTCGTTGTTCTTTGGACATTCTCCGTAATAAGCCTGCGGTATTGAGTTTGTAGGATGCCAAGATCACCAATAGCTGCCGCGCTTGGGCTTGTGGCATATTGATACTCGTCTGTAACAGCCAATATGCGCTTGTTAAGGATGGTCTGATACGCCCCTTTGCTGCCCCTATAGGAGACTTTTACATCAACGGTTCCGGCTATTTGCGAACAATCCAAGTCTCCATAAATCAATTGTTTTAACGATGCCTCGTCTCCAAGCAATGCCGTCTCTAACTGGCAATAGATTCGATTGATATGCTGCTCAGTAGTTCCATCTTGATTAATATACAGATAGGTATCGTATCGCTCTGGTACAAATGCTTGCCACAAGTGATTGAATGAACCATCGCTAGTTGCTGAATAATCAACGCTAAATGCAAAGCATTGAGGTGATCCATTGATGACATTCGTTGACCAGTTTACTGGGCGAATTCCATTCCAAACACCTGCCCATGCCGGAGTACGGGCTTGATTCCATTCGGACGCTGCGGCGTAATCCAAAACCATCGTCGCACTATTAAGTGTTTCTAAGTATGGAATCGAATAAAGCAAGTAGTTCTCAAAGCTAGTCGCGCAGATGTTGGTATAATTGCCAGCCATCAACCGCTTGGCCTTTGCCATCTCGACATCTTTGTACAATACCTGACTAGAAAGGTAGCTTGATGAGGCAACGTCAACACTTACAAGACCGCCCTGCGTGTACCACCACATCAACCCGTTCTGGAATGCAATGCTACGACCAGCAACGCATCCAATGTTTGGGAATAATGTCTGCTGAAAGTTTGGAGTTGTTGACCATTGAGTACGATCTATTACTCCAGATGCAATCGTGTAGGTTGACTGATCGGTAAAGACATACAAGCGAGTGTCATTGTTCTGACCAATGTAATCGGTCATTCCAGTAACAGGGCGAGGAACACTAAAATCTCCTCGTGTTGCTCCAGTTTCACGCTCTGCCCATCCAATCGGGTTCGCTAGATCTGATGCGCTGATGATATTGCCATTTGCAACCCACAGGCGGCTGCCAGAGAACGCCATCCAGTAACCAACAGGCATTGCTGTTGCTTGCTGTCCTGTCTTATCAGAACCATCCCAATAGCATGGTGTATTGATTCCATCTTGGAAAACAACCATGCGATGCGAAGGAACAATCGTAGTTCCTCCAGAGGTATTTGTAGATGCCGCTTGGGTTGCAATTACAATGTTAATGTTGCTTACGTTTGGATCTAGCTGGATATTGGGGAGGAGATAATCAGACCAGTTTTTAGGCTGGGTAAGAGGGAATGGAGAATAGTAAGACCTACCATCAACAACAAAAATTGCATAAGGAAGCTCGGAAGCTGCAATGTCTGTGCCATCCGGCTTAAAGATTGTCTTTTGCTGTACAATCCTAACTCCCGAAAGATTTGTAGTCGTAGAAGCAGCCTTACTTTGCTTGTTGGCGTTAAAAATAATGCCGCCTTGGAAGTTTCCCTTTGGAAGAGATAGCTGCATCTTAAATCCATTGCGTGTCTG